CCAAGGTCAAAGAGGTCATCGTAGAGCGTACCGTCACCAAGTACGCTGTCATCGACGATCGGTGGTTGAAAGACTGTCCGGTACTCTCTCCGGCAGAACCTGATGAATACCGTCAGATGTCTCTCCAGGAGCAGGTGGACTTCTGGAGCGGTCTGTACATCAAACAGATCGGTCTGGTGGGTGCGTGCAACATCCGCTTGGATAATACGCGCAACTACAACGCCCTCAAGAAAGATGAGGTCAACATCCTCACCTGTAAGGAAGGCGTTTGCAAATGACATATAGGCCGGGTAATCCCCGGCCTATATGCTGTTAAAGTTTATTCGGTCATACATAATCGACAGGATGAACCGTGATAATAGGTGGCCCTATGTTCTACCATGTGATAACACATAATGCCGCCGCTGCAGAGAGCCTAGGACCTTTGCCGAAGTATGCGGACAAGGAAGATAATTGTTTCATTTGGCGGTGCGGTCATTGGACTGTAAGCGACAAAGTGCTCGAGCCCCAAGTCGCTGGAAAGCCAACAACCGTTTCAGAAGGCGTCCTTCTGATGAAGCTGCTGGATGTTGACGCTCTCGCTATCGCGAAGTGCATCACTGCTGCACAACGCTTCAGACGCTGGTACTACTTCCGCAAGGCTGGAGACAGCGAGCAAATCAAGATCGTCCGATTAGAGGACAGGCTGTGCTTTAAGTACAGCTGCATCGCAGATGCGATTCCTGAACACGCCTACTTTGAGCACAATCTGGAATTCGCACTTAACCAAACCACTACAGATGAGAGTGAGCTTTATCTATGTCACATGTTAACCAGGTAGTCAGCTACGACGAAGACTTCGTACAACAAAGCGTAGACTACGGCCGTGCCGTAGCGGACCTGCGTAGTCGTCGTTTGGCTCTGGATGCTAAATACGGGCAGTTGTCGACTGAACGTCAGGAAATGCAAATGCGCCACGAAGATACGACCGAGATTACCGATCGTATCCGCGAGGTCATGGGTAAGATGCGCGAGATTTCTGACTCCATCGATATACTGCTCGAGAAACAGTTAGTCCATCTCAATACTTGCCAGCATCGGCAGCGTGCCTGAAATCGCATTAAAAAGAATTTCAGTCATACATACTCAGCGTGAGTTGTGCAACATGACGGCTCAAGGAACACCAATCGCATAACACCGAAGGAGGTAATCGCGATGCTTAATTTCCTGTTTGGTAACACCCGCAGCAACGAAGTCACCGATTCCCTCCTGAGGGAAAAGCGGATGGCTGAGAAGCTGTTCGAACGCGCCATGCGTAACCACGGCGTTAACTCTGACGAAGCTAACCACTGGTCTGCAAAGATCGATGAGGCCGAAGCCGCCTTGGCAGCATAAAGGAAAATGTGATGGCAGAGTTATTCAAGATAAGTCACTACCGAGGTGACGTAGATGACGAGGACCCGGACGAGTTCTTCAACAACTTGCTCGAAGAGGCACAGGAGTTGAGCTATAAAGCCGATGCGTTGAAACGTTTCGGCACGAGTCCGCACGTTCAAGTCGACTACATCGACATGCGCCGTAAGGAGCTGTTGGGTATGCAGGGTGACATCTACAAATTCGTAGTGAATGAACTCGGCCGTCAAGGCCAAGTACTTTAGCGACCGAAAGGTCAGACTGGACATCCCCTTTAGGGGCGGGAAACCGCCCTCTTTTTTTTTGTTACAAAACCGCCCTGTGCTATAACTACAAGGAGACTACCATGCTTGGGAAGAATAAAAAGATGTATTGGGTGGACTGCATTTATGCGATTCTGCTCGTTGGGTTCATCTGGCTGACTAATTACGCCGACGGTAAATCAAGTTATCCGACCGAACGGGTTGTGCGCTCCGCGGAACTGACTCAAGCGTGGAGCTACTTGAGCGGTTCCAAGAGTCATCTAGAAGAAAACTGGATGGGCTACTTCGTCGATAAGAAGACCAAAGCGGGCTTCGAACATCCGATAAGCGGCGGTGTCTATCAGACGTACAAGTCAGGTAAACGTGGGATCGTTTACGACATCAACGTAGTGCGCTATAAGTTCGACCCTAACGTCACCAGTACCCCATGGTGGTTTGTAGCCGTTATAGTTTCGGCGATCTGTACCGTTCTCGTCGGGTTCCTTTGGTTCTGTTGGGTCATGGACCGGAAGAAGGAAAACACCCCACATCCTGACTTCCGGTGATATTCGTATGCCCACTATAGGGCATTGACGGATCATCACCATGGCTAAGCTGTTCAGTAACTTCGACACACGTCAACTGAGTCGTCAGGAAAATCTGCTCCTCGATGACTTCAGCTTCAACGACCAGAGTGGTCTGGGTCTCATCACTGCGAGGAAAGGTTTCGTTACCGACTACGCTTCGATCGATGCCCTGTACAACATCCTCACGTTCTTGTTCTACGCTCTGCTCATGAGTTACGGGGACAAGAGCGCCACCATCCACGACTGGCTGTATAGCGGGTACGGGATTGAGGTGGAGCCTGGTCGGTTCTATTACCCAACCCGTAAGGAGTGTGATCAGATCTTCTATCGCGCTCTACGGGCTGAGGGTATCGCTAAATGGCGGGCATGGATCTTCTACGCCGGTGTTCGCCTCTTCGCCAAACGTAACTTCTCGACCACCTCTGAGAAGTTTGCTGTATAGAGAGGATTAGATGAGAAAGCTGCACCTAAAGACAGACATGGATGTGCCGGGCTTCTTCGTTATCGAGATGGTCGATACCGGAAAGGTCTACACCGGTACGTCCACTCAGATGCAAACCGCCTTACTCAAGATCAAGCGTGATCTGGAAGACGGCAAGATGAACTGTCCTAGGTTGCAGCGCGTCTATGGGCCGAGGGAGGACATCAAGGTGAGGTTCTACCCTGCCGTAGATGTGAGTGAGGCGAAGAAAGAAGAACGTAAGTTCCGGAAGGATCGGCCTAGTTGGTTACTTCTGAATTGACGACATAGAGCCCCGGCGTTTGCCGGGGCCTTATGCTGTTTTTTTTAGGCGAGGATGCCCTTCAGCCATTTCAGTACCAACGCTGGGCGCATGATGATGCGGTCAGCGGCAGCAACTGCCATGCTGAATACCTGGATGTCGTCCAGGATTTGCTTCTTCTCCTCAGGCTTCATCTCGCGACCTTGGGACTCGAAGCGCGCGATGCGTTTCTCCATCCCTTTGATGGTACCTTGCAGGTCTTCGGACTGGCCGTGGATGCTGACGATGCACGCGGTGAACTTGCCGATGTACTCCGCGATTTTCGGAATATCCACTTCGTACTCTTGCTTGTTGTCGTCGCCATTGCCGTTGGCTGGGAACGAGGCCATGATGTGGCCGATCTCGGTCCGGAAGTGATCAGGAGTACCGCCCTTCACTTCGCCCTGCATCAGGTTCTTGACCTGAGTGCCATTGCAAACGGCGATGATCTTGTCCAGCTCACCCCAGTTGATCTGGTCGCCTTTGACCATCCAGCCCGGCAGGCGCTTCATCGACTTGACCTTGACGCCCGAACCTTCCTGCGATTTGTACTTCTCGGCGAAGCCGTCAGAAGCCAGGCGCTTGATGCCATCGTCGGAGTACTTCTTCGCGTACGCTTTTGCGTCTTCCTCGGCCTTCTTCGCTTCTTCGGCCTTGGCTTTGGTCTTGGCGCTACCGCGAGTGAACAGGGCAAGCAGCGCCTTGACCTTTTCGCGGATCCATTTGATGGCAGCGTCGATGGCGCCTTTGACTTTCTGACCCACGGTCTTCTTGTCGGCTTCCGCCGCTTCGAACGAAGGGGCAATCAGGTCAACCGGGATACCCAGGCCGCTGGAGCGCAGCAAACATTCCAAGTTGAAGCGATAGCTTTCCATCGCAGCTTCGGTGATGTCGCCAGCTTCCACTCGCTCGGACATCGAGTCGAGCGACTGCACCAGCGCCACGCCGCGATCGATCTCGTTAGCGCTGTGCTCGATCAGCTGAGACAGGTCGCCGTCGATGGTGTCGTTGTCATCAGGCGGGATCTCGACAACGGCGGGTTCTGGAGTGATCAGACCCGACTCGACGCCGTAGGTATTCAGGATATCGCTCAGGAGAGTTTGCATGTTGATACTCGCTGTTGTTAAGGTTGGCGGACCGTAGTCCGCCCCTATATTACTTGATACTGCGTTCCATCCAGGCCATCAACGCAATGATGACATCACCACCAACAGAGGAAGAATCAGGGAACCCTTCGACGATGGCTTGCCCTACGGTCTGGTGGTAGTATTGATCGTAGTAATCCATGTACAGCATTTCGTCGTACTCATGGATTACATTCGAGAAATCACTACCATCTTCGAAGTCCAGCCATGACTGATAGAAGTCACTGCTTTCGCGCATCTTCAAGCACTCGCGGATGATCTTAACCGCAGCGATAAAGCCGTTGCGATCGAGTGCCGGAATGCGGGCAGGGGACTTGACCTCAGTTTCCTTACCCTCAACGTTACCGCCAAACATCCAGCGGTCGTTCTTGTCGAAGTAGACCTCGACACTGCCGATCACCTTGACGGGAGTCATCTTGGCCATCGGCACCGGGATGTCGTCGTAGGCCTTGACCGCTTCTCTGATCAGCTCTTCAAACTTGTCGTGCTGATCAGCCTTGGCAGCGGCGATGAGTGGTTTCTCATACTTGCCGTAAACCCGCTGCACCGCACTGTCCATCTCTTTGAGTTGGGACGCAAACTTGGCAGCCTTCGTCTTGTAGTCATTGAGATGACCATTGATAGCCGACATCGGATTGGTGGTCGTGAACTTACCGTCGTACGACAACGCCTGGATGATGCCGTTACTTGGGACGTCGACGTTGAACTGTTGTTTAGACAGCCAGGAATCGTTGCCGAAGTAATCATCGATGTATTCAAGCAGCGCTTTAATTTCCTTGGTGCTCATCCAAGGTTTAGTCGGTAGGTGTTTCTTCTTGTCTTCGCGATTATCGCCGAAGATCATCTTCTTCAGGTTACTCATCACCTGCGAGAAGCTTTCGGTCGAGTATTCCGCTTTCGACTTGACGATCTCGAGACGGTAGTTGGCGAGCACCTTACTGATATCGACTTGCTCGGTCTTGATGATCGATTCATCGATAGTGTTCTGGGTCTTATACTCGTTCTCGATGCCGTTCTGCTGATTGAAGTTCGGCAGCCACTCGTCAGAGTTCTCACCCTTGATGGTGTACAGGAAGACCTGGGCCTTTCTGACGTCAGCGGGAGTGATGTTGTCCGGCGAGGTAATGACCAGCTTACGAGTCTTGGCATCGTACGAATATCGATCGACACGGAACTCTTTCTCAAGAGCCGAGCCAATCCCCAACATGATCGCATCTTCACGATCGGTGGTTGCGTACAGCCACTCGTTCGACTCCACGCCATCCCAACGAACCAGCTCACCGGAGCGCTGGAAGCCAGGCATGAGTTCGCCCTGCTTATACATCGAGCCGTGGTACAGGTAATGCGGGACATCAAAGCCCACACTCTCTTTCGAGTAAGCTTCGTTACCCCAACCTGTCCGGCCTTGGTTAGTCAAGTTCGTACGAGCCCCGATGCGGTCAAGGAACTTGTCAATACCGAGGATTTGTGCGAGCAGGTCACCAGCGTCGACAAGCAGATCGAACACCTCAGTCGAGTACTCATCAACGGACGCGGATTCCAATGCCAGCGTATCCACGTCGACGTTATTCACGCCAAGGATCTGCGACACTTGGTTCTGACTCCAGAGCAGGATGTCATTACTGCGCGTCGAGATGTTCGGCATGTCGCCAGTGTCGAGCAGGAAGTCGAACACGTAGACGTTCTTGTCCTGACCAAGACGGTTTGCACGAGCGATGGTCTGTGTACGGATAGCGTCACGGAACGGCTGGTTGATCATGAGGATCGTGTTGGCCGCAGTGAGAGGTACCGCAGTCGAGAGTGACTGGTAGGTAGCGCACAGCGGATTGAGGTCTTCGTCTTTGTAGAACTGACCCACGATCGATGCCAAGTCTTTGTTGGTAGCGCCGTAGACGCGCCCAGACTTATAGCCGTTGCTGTCGACGATATCAGCCACCGACTCGAGGACCTCGACGTAGCTGGTGAAGATCAGCGTCTTCTTCTCAGCGTCGTCGATGTACTTGTTGAAGTCGATGTGCTTGACCATCTCGACGTGACACTTCGAGCGCATACCGCCAACGATGGTGCCGAGTGCCTCGCCCATGATCTTGAGGTCGACGTACTTGATAACCGAACGAGCACCTTTGAAGTTGTTCTTCAGCGGATTGTTCAGGACCGGGATGATGGTCTTGAGCTCGTACTGGTTACAGAGCTGTGCTTCAGCCTTCATCGTCTGCGGATCAAAACGACCGGCGATGACTTTGAATGCAGACTGGTACGCTTCGAACTGACGCTTCTGCTGGTCAGTCTTGAGCGTCTGCTTGAAGACCTTCAGGCCATCCTCGTAGAACTTGACATAGTCCAGTCGGTGTTTGGCGTAATGCTCACGACGCTTGTCGATGAACTCACGCAGCAGCTTACCGATGTTCTCGAGGGTGTAATCCTTCGCGTTAGGCATCGAGACTTTGACGGTCTCAACGATAACCTCGGTATGGACCACGTCCTGTTGAGGTACGTGATACTTGAGGTGACCGATGCGGTTACGCAGGATGTCGTTAGCGCGCTTAGCGTCACGACCGTAGATCTTACGGAAGGCTTCTTCGCAGTAGCTGTCAAACAGCGGGTCAACACACTTCAGGAACGGGATGCACTCAGTGCCCAGCGCCTGGATCGGGGTACCAGAAGCCCAGAGGTTGTAGGTAACCTGAGGGAGGTTGCACAGCTCGATGAAGAACTGGGTACGGTCCGATGCGATGCGGTTGAAGTTGTGCGACTCGTCAAGGATGACGAAAGTGTTCTTGAACGCCTGTGGGTTTGCCTTGACAAACGCCAGCATCTGCTCGAGCGACTCGTAGTGGCAGATGAAGTAGTAGTCGTTGACGCTAGGCGGCTTGTTACCCACCGACAGCCAGTAGGGTTGCTTCTTCAGGACGATGTCCTTGATGGTAGCTTCCCAGACGCGCTCTGCGGCGTTCTTTGGCGTGACGATGATTACCTTGTTGGCATGCAGGGACGCTGCGATAACGAGGTCTGTGACGGTCTTACCGGTACCTGCACCTGCATCGAGCATGTAGCCCTTCAGACGGTAGGCTGGGACCATCTTCCCGAACACTTCCACGAACTCACGCTGGAATGGCTTCAGGGTGAAGCTTACGGTCTTGTCGGCTACACTGATGTCAGTGATCGGAGTGATGTCCTTACCGACTTGGCCGAGCCAGGTCTTCTCTTCGAGCTCCTCGATGATCTTACCCAGGATACGCTTTGGCATGCTGGTGTATTTCTCGTCGTAGAGGCGACGGCAGATGTAGAGGAAGTCGAGGCCGAAGAAGTGTCGCAGCTTGAATTCGCTCGACCGTACTTGAGAGAACATGTACTTGGCGATGGTGTTGTTACCCCATACGCGATACATGTCCTTGGTGAACGATAAGGTACTGAATCCTTCCACCACGATATAGGTCGGGGTGGTGGTGACTTCCACCAGTCCCAGCCTTCTTTTGATTCCTGCAAACATAGATGACTCCGAATTTATCTGTGGTGAAAGAAAGAGTTGACATAAAATTGGTATCGCGCAGTCAAACGAATTTGAATACTACATTGTAGTCATGAACAACAACATCCGAAAGGATAACGCAATGCTTGATGAATTAAGAAACAAGGTTATCGAAGACTTCACCAAGGCGTGGGAAGTCAATGACAAAGCGCATCGAGTAGATCATTTCACTCGGGTTGAATTGTGCGGGAATGTAATCAACGATCGGTTAGGGTTGGGGTATGATCCCAAGCTGATCATGCTGGT